GTGCCGTAAGAAGCAACGATGATTGCATTGTTTTCTTTCTCTGTGATTTCTCTTACTTTTTCACGGTCTTCAGTATCTACACCACCGTGTACAAAAAACACGTGACGATTATCAGTAACGCTATTATTTATGAGATCGTATAAAGGTTGCCCGTGACCTTCCACTCTTGAGAAAAGAATTAATGTATTACCTTTGAGATCAAGAGCAAGATTCTTAATAAACTTATTTCTCTTTTCGTGATTGATAATATACTGGACTTCTTCTTCAAAATTTTCAAATTTATTTGGTGAATGCTTTAAGAGAAGAATATTAATATCAAGAGTTGCTACGTGACCCTTCTTCATTAACTCATCAGTCTTGATGATTTTATATGAGGGTCCAAAGAGTCCTTCCAATACCCACTTATGAGTTTGGGATCCATCAAGTGTGCCTGTAAATCCAAAACGATACTTGGCATCAAAAAGTTTTGTCATTATAGATACTAATGACTTGGATTTAAAATTATGTGCTTCATCACCAACTACCACATTAAATCTTGAAAAGTATTGTTTAGGTAGTTTGTAGATTGATTGCCAAGTTGTAATAATGACTTGTGAATCAGTTTCTCTTTCTTTTCCAGCGTAGATTTTGTGGCAAAATGACCCCACATCCCATCCATAATCTGCAAAATCTTTATACATCTGCTCTACAAGGGATGTCGTTGGAACGACTATCAGAATATTTTGTTCTTTCTCAACGTAATATCTCACAATCGAATATATCATCAACGACTTTCCTGAAGCAGTTGGAGATATCAACAACTTTCTATTATGTCTTAAAGCGTCGTATACTCCCTCAACTTGGTAATCACGGGGAGCATACTTTGAAATAGAATTTATATAATCTTTTACACCTTCTTTTGAAATCATCTCATTGACTTCAAAAGGAAGACCATAATACTTATTATCTCTAAACTCATAAGTATAATTATGCTGTTCGCAAAATCTTATGAGTTTATCCAATAGACCAACGTATATTTCTTGAGTATTAATATTAAACAAATAGATACGCCCATCCCACCACTTATTTTTGTAAGCAGGGGCAAACTTCGCATTTGGCACTTCGAACTGAAATGCGTCTCTTAATTCATAATAGATATGAGGTTCTGCTTCCACAAGCAGATAAACCTCATTCTTTTTTGAAATAATCAAATGTGACATTCATAACATATCAGTTATGAATATTTATTTGGTCAGTTAAAACCTGACTGGAATCGATGCCATTCAATACTATTCTTGATTTGATATGTACGATTGGAAATGCATTTGATCACTTCTTCTAGAAATTTCAGCATAATGTCATAATATCTGATTTTGAGATCGATTTTATTCAACTTCTCATCAGCGTCCATATGCCTCTGTAACGCTTCTTTATCTCTGACCTTATAGGGAAATGGTTCTTCTACGTAAACCTCTGCAGGTGCCTTTCCAGTGTAGTAATTGTATCGTTCAAGTTTGACTCTATTATATGTATCTCTTGCTTTTTCTCTTAATAGGGTAATAGTATTGTATACCGTATAATATTTTGCGTGAAGTTGAGGAATTTTTAAAGATTCATCGTGTAAATTATCAGGGTCAATGACAGCATCTCTCTGCCACATTTCCTGAATTTCATCAAGTGTCATAGAGGTTGTCCAGTTTCATTCAGTATACTGTAGATAGTATACTTGAAAGAGACCTCTGCTGTAAAGTACTGAATGTCAGTTTGTGTGGAGTCAAATTCCAGAGAGGTTAAAGAAACTGGAAATAAATCTTTAAACTTTACAATTGAATTTGTATTATAGTTACTATCTAAAATATAAAGACTTCCGTCACTGAATGCTCTTTTCGGATCCAATGGTTGAGTTAAATCATCTTCATTGGTTAACAAATCTCTATAATCTTGAGTGCTTTCTGGAAATCCCAATCCAGTTAACCAGTTATGAATCACCATATAATTCATCATATCTTCATCGACTAAAAATCTTAAAGATAAGTCTCCATACTGGAGTTTACCACCAGGTACATCAATATCCTTAAGATATGTTGGTTGTTGCACCAGAGAAAGAGTAATTTCAGGTATTCTTGCGGAGTTGCAGAAAAAACTTATCTTTGGTTCTTTAGCTAAAGTAAAGTTAAACCCGACTGGGGAAAGAAAATTTCGGTTTTGTATCTGATTTCTAAAAGCAGACGCCATAATGTTTTATTGATATTTAGATAAAAAAAGAGGGTCCCGAAGGACCCTCTTGAAAGAGTTGTAAACTAACTCACATTAAGTTAGCAACCTTAACTCTTCTGTAGTAGGTGTTTGCATTGGTGGTAAGAGCACCAGCGCCTGCGGCGAGACCCTCTGCGAATGGGTTTGCAACCATTCCGTAACGGGTCTTAAAGCCGATCTTAGGCTGGAAGGTGTTCTCGCCAACTGCACGAACCATCTGAAGAGGAACGTATGGGCAGTAGAAGAGACCAGCGTCATATGGGCTAGAACCCTTATAACCGACAACGTAGAACTGGTTAGCAGAAACGTTTGCCGAATATGGGTCAATGTAGACGCGATACTTACCTTGAAGAACTCCAGCAAAAGTATTGCCGGTGTCATCAACGTTGAGGTTTGCGTTGAGTGCAGGGGTGTAATCGAGAACACCTGCCATTGCAAGTGCTGAAGCAACGTCAGCAGAGCAAAGAATGGTGTTACCCTTTCCTCTACGAGTTTGCTGAGCAATAGCGTTAGCGTCGCGCTCGATTTGGAAAATCAGACCCTTGAACTTCTCAACCGACCAACGACCGTTTGAGTCAACGTCGAGGTCAAAAGTACCAGCAGTAGCGGTATTGACTTGAGCACCAGGCTTAGCAATCTTGTAGATGGTTCTGATAACTTCGCGGTTGATTTCAGCAAGAATCTCAGTTGAGAGAATGTTTGCCAATTCCGCTTCAGCATTCAGACCGTGAATTGCCTTAAGGTCTTGAGCGAGCTCAAGTGAGTACTCGGCTTTCAGAGCACGTGACTTTGCGGTAACAGTGACTTTCTCAATTGAGAATGCCATCTGGTTGAACTGCTCAGATTCGCCAAGCGATTCTGCTTCGTCAGTTCTCATTCCCTGACCAACGTTATACTGGTTAGCGCCAGTAGCGTTGTTTGCTTGGTTGGTTGGGTCGAGTACTGATGGGTTGGTGCCGCCTTGAGCGGTAGTACCCATACCGACTGAACCACCGGTCCAACCGTTGGTGTTGTTGAATCCCGAATCCTGACCAGAGAATGCTGAATCAACTTCGTTGTAGAAGGTCTCAGCACCAGTCTGGCTGGTATAACGTGAACGCATTGCGAAGATGAGTCCGGTAGGACCATTCATTGGTTGAACGCCACAGAGATCGTAAGCGATCAGATTAGGCATTGAACGTCTGATAAGTGAAATCAGAACTGGATCAAAACCTTGCATAGCGCCGGTTGTTGCACCACCCAAACCAGGATTTGCACCTGAAGCAGTGCTGTTGGTTGGTGACTCATAAAGGAACTCACGCTCTTCGCGGAGTGCTCTTTCTTGGTTTTCTAACAGGATAGCGGTTACAGCTCTACGATGTGAATCTTTGAAAGAATCAAGACCTTCGTAATCTAGGAGCGGAGCCCACTTCTCCTGCAGTGATTCTACGTTGAATCCTTGCATTTGTGTTTACCTCTTTAAAAGTGTTGTTGTTTGATTTATGATTTAAAAATCACTTTTTAGAAACTCTTTGGAGAGTCTGAAGATATGCACCCATTGTGCCACTAACTGATTGAATATTCAGATTAGTTTCTTCCGACAAATTTTCACTAGCGTTTCTTTGAGTACCAGCAGTTCTGGATGGGAAATAAGATTCCCTCAGAGTTACCAGTTTCTCACGATAGCTCTCTTCACCATCAAACTCAACATTTTCGGCAAGAGAAGCGAGTTTGTCCTTTTGAGAAAGTGCAAGACCCTCAGTGACATCTGCAAAAATTACATCAGCAACTGACTCTGCTAATCTTCTATTAAGAGCAACATTTCTTTGAATTTGCTCGTTGAGTTTTTCTTCCATTTCATCAAGTTTATCTACCATGCTCTCGATGACATCATATCTATCTTCAGGGATTG